AGGATCGAAACTAACGCCCAAAGCATCAGAAAGCAAAGTAGGAATGCTTCCTTTGCCACGGTTTTGATCTTTCCCATCCAGGATCTGAATGGAATCCATAATGGCATTGTAGATCGCTTTTTCTTGACAGAACTTTTCGGCTGTATCAAGTAACCAGCCCATTTGTTGTTCTGATCTGTCATTGGATATTTCCTTTAGTAACTCCAAGGACTTATTTAACTCAACCTCAGTTAGTTTTGTCGACTCCTTGAGGCTGATCTCCAACGCTGCCATCGGCGGCAGGCTGTTGTATTTTAGAATGAACTGCTTTATTTCTTCGAACAGTTTTCTTTCGTGGCTTTCTGTTAGATATTCTTTTTTTAGGAACGGAAGTGCTTTCCTCATGAATGCTTCGTTCCGAATCAAATTCGATAGGATCAGTGTTTCTGCTTTCATTCTTGTCCCTTATGTCATCTTGAACTGCACTATAAAGTATATTACGCATTACGTTCTGAGTAAAGCGCTCAAACCCTCTAGTCTTTACATTACAATTGTTTGGATTCGCAATAATATCGTAATCAAAAGTCATTTGGTTGGTGTCCCCAGTAATGGTCACATTACCAAACTCAACAATCACACCACGATATTTTTTTAAATACTTAATTGCAAACGTATGCTTTTCACCATTTAAATCTACAAAAAAAGTATAATGCTCATCGAGTTTTATAAACTTCTTCGCATACCAAAATTCAATTTTAGCAACTAAATCAATCAACTTATTCTTCATCATCTGCCTCAACAGTTGTTACGCTGCCACCCATTGCTGAACTAAACTGATAATTGCTGCGCACCCATTCCTTGAATGTTGGATCAGCCATGATACTAGCCCAGAATTCTGCGCATTCAGTATCAGCCATTCGCCACTTCTTACTGTCAACTTCACCAGTAGCAGTATTGACTTTTGCGTACCAACCTACATTCGGTTTTGTAACATGACCAGACTCAAGTGCCATATCCAAAAGACCGCTGTAATGGCTAATGCCACCATCGAAACGAACTGTGACAGGGATACGTGCCTTTTCTCTAACATAACGAGACTTCTCAACATTGATAATAAAGTTGTAACCGATTAAATCCTGACCATCCTTTTCTTGTTGACGTCCAAGAATATAGATATTATCAGCCGAGTAATAGGAACCTGTTCCGCCACCGACAATATCCTTGGGAAACATACCAATCTCTTTATAGGTATGATTTACAACCACCATCGGAATGTCCTTTAGGGTGAGGTGAGGGGTCACCATACGGAACAGGGATTTTATTTGCTTTGCGCGACTCATATCAGCAACTGACTTTTGATCAAGCGCATCCTCAACTTCTTTCTTAGAAGCAAGGTTGCCGATAGAATCGATGACGATCATGACACGCTCGCCACGCTCAATGTTAGTCAACTGCTGCATAATATCAAACTTCAACTGTTCAACGTCGGTGACTGGAGTATGAACAACACGCTCCATGTCAATGCCGAATGACGTAAAATAATTTTGCGGAGTACCAAACTCTGAGTCATAGAAAAGAACTACCGACTCAGGATACTTATCTTGATATGCTTTTGCCATCAACAAACTGAATGCAGTCTTGAAGTGCTTTGATGGACCAGCCCACATGGTGAGACCAGGAGTAAAGCCACCATCAAGATCGCCAGAGAAAGCCACGTTCACTACGGGAATGCTAGTCTGGATCATATCCTTGGCAGCAAAGAACTTGGACTTGGAAAGAATTGCGGTATCTTTAATGGTAGAATTTTTCTTGAGTTTATCTAATAGGCTCATTTGTATATCTCCGTATGGAAAGTAATATTATATTATGTTTTATGTAAAAAGTCAAATAAAGAACGCATCCAAAGATTCAATCTTTTCTTTATGCCAATTTATGTTGGATAGAATTATATCCAGCGGCTCGATAAATGATTTCTCAAACTGTAAATCATAATCAATGTATGTCTTGGCATTTAGTTGTTTTGGCAATCCTGATAGGAAAGCAATTGTATTATTCTTGAAGGGATTAGGTTGCTTAAGATAGATAAACTTAATCTTCTCACCTTCCTGAATTAATTGATAACGTTTTGTCAAATTTAATTCACGAAGAAGATGATTGTATACCAATGCACCCTTCACATGAATGGGCGTACCTTTCTTAAAGATTTGCGCAGCATCAGCATACTCAGTCATACCGTTTACAGATCTAGGAAATGCAATATCTTCTAACGGCAAGGTCTTAAACTCATCGCGAAACTTTTTGATGAACTTGTGTAGATCGTCTTGAGTCTGCGTCATGATAATGTTAATTGCTTCTTTAATCTTCGCGCGACAGGCGGAAGGAGTCGATGATCTAATGGCTGAAATACCCATCATTTTGAGTTTTGGTTTTGCGTATGCCACACCTTCACTATCATAAACATTCAGAATATAATTCTTCTTCGCAACCCAGATGGCTTTGTCAGCAAGAGACTCACGTTTCATCTCCATACGTTGCTGGTATGCATTAACATATTCTTTAAGTTCTTCGTAAGACTCATCAATATATGGTTGAATCTTTTCTTCACAAATCTTATTCATGAAACGAATGACTTTCTTTGCGTCAGTTGTATCAGGGAAAAACTTGTCAACAATTGGTCCAAGATTCAGATAGATCGAGTCTGTATCAGAAGCAATAACGTAATCTTCGTTGCCAGTTTTAAGCAAAAGATTCATGTATTTGTTAATCTTCTTTTCAATCCAACGAATAGACAACTGACCTGCTGTAGTAATACCTTCAGCGATACGAGTATCGAAGAAACGAAAGTATTGATTACCCAGCGCACCATAGGCTGAGTTTAATGTAACTTTCTTAGCCAACTGGAGGTTGTTATAACGAGCAACTTGTTTCTCAAGATACTCAACCTGATTCTTATCTTCAAGAACAGTTTCAATCTTCTTCTTCGCTTCAATAGCCAACTTCTTGTAGCGTGTACGATCTTTGTACATGTTCTCCATGATCTCTGGCATTACACCTTGCTCCTTGATGCTGAACATCTGATTGTTAGGAGTTACAGTGACACCAAAGTCTTTGAGTTCTTTTGTACTAATTAATTGACTGAGTAGCGTATCAACGTTGATATTTTTATTGCTGATATATTGCTTCATCTCATCAGTATACTTTGCTGGCTCAACCAGTGTTTCCATTGAGATGTTATACTGCATGATCAAGTGTGGATACAAACTGTTCAAGTCAAATGAAGCAACCCATTTATGCATTCCTAGAATTGGGTCTTTAACATATGCACCCTCATATGCTGATTTCTTCTCACCAAGTTTCATTTGTGGAATAACAATGTTTTTCTTTTTTAGATAGTTAAAAACTATCGCGTCCCACATGCGTACTTGAGTGAACACATCTTCGTAGTTGACTTTGTTATCATACGCAAGAGTCAAAGCCAACTCAATCAATTTCATCTTGTCTTCAAGTTTTTCGACAAGTTCAACGTCGCGGATGTTATACTCGATAAACTTTTGATAGTCTTGTTTGTATAATTGATGTAGATTCTCAAACTCAGAATAATCTAATTTCTTCTCGCCAACTTCAACGTGCGCAATATGATCTAGTCTATAAGATTCTTGCTGCGAGTAAGTAAACTTACGATACAGAAACACATAGTCAAGAACTGCTACGCCGATGATGTTGTACGATTGAGTTTCGCGATTAAACATCATCGCTGTGTACGCATTCAGTTTATTCCAAGGAGATAGCCTCTTGGCTTCAGTTTCTCCGAACAGTTTGGTGATACGATTCACCAAGTATGGAATATCGAATCCTTCAATGTTCCAGCCACTGACTACATCTGGATGGAATCTGCACCAGAAGTCGAGGAAACGTCGTATGAGGTCGCGCTCATCTCTACACTTTGCATAGTGCACATCGTCACGGTGTTTGCTATAATCACCGCAACCAAAAACAAAATAATTACCTTTGAGTTTAATAGTGATGGCTGTGATTTCTTCGTTAGCGTTTCTTGGCTCGGGGAATCCGTTCTCAGATCCGACCTCGATGTCAAGATAGGCAATGCTAACTTTATTAATATCCCACAATATATCATCACCAAAAGTATCGGCAAGATAAGAATACTCAAAACGATTGTTACCAAAAACAGGGAAATTATCGACACTCTTGTACCTCTCTAAAAAATCTCTACACTCTGGAATAGTTCCTGGCTGAATAGGTTTGACAGATTCACCATTCAAAGTCTTGATGTCAGTTTGTTCTTGACTCAAAAGATAAAAGGTCGGACGGTATTCAATCTTCCGTCTGACCCTTTTATCATTCTCAACGCTTCTTAGAAGAATATACTTACCAGAAACGCTGACATTAGTATAAAAATCTGACATATCACCCTGTAAGAATTTGCTTTGGCGGAACTACAATTCCTGCGCCGAAGATTTGATTATACCCGTTTTTCACTTCAACCGCTACTTCACAGTGTGTTAGAATATTGCTATTTGATACTGTGAATGGTCCATCACCAGCCTGCATCCATGGTACAAATCCAAGCGCAGGTCCATCCTGTCTACGTTGAAGAACTACTGCTACAGGGTTCTTGAACGTGACTGAAGTCT